CGGAGCGATTTCCCGATAAATTCCCGTTGAACATTTAATACAAGCATCACCAGCATTTTTATACGTGTGTTTCATTCAACACTCCTACCGAACAATGCTCAGTTTGATTGTAGGGACAGAACCGGCACGACGATTTGGATGGTGTAGGCTTCTGATTCGTAATATGATTTCCTTCTTCGTCAAAACAGGCGTCAACAAAGTCTTGAAATCGCTTGCTCATTTGATTCATGGACGGCTTACCATGCGCCGGGCAGAACTTACTGACTCTAGGAATAGGCCAATCAGACTCTTCGGGAAGTTTTCGTTTGAGGATATAAAAATCAATGGTGATGGCATCCTCGGGTAAGTTATATTTCTCTGCGTAGAATTTCTTGTAGAGAAGCAATTGATCAGTCTTAGATTTATCATCTTTCACCCACTTGTTCCATCCTTTAGTAGATGTTTTCAAGTCGATGATACGAATTGCGCCAGTCAATTTGTGACGTAATACAATATCGAGATAGCCACGGAAGCTAACATTGGGCCTGATTGGAACATTCAACCGTTCCTCGACCGCCTCGAGCTTCCATTCCACAACATTGAAGAATTTCTCTACGTTTAGTTGTAACCAATTCAGTATTGCTACACCGTCATGATAAAACTCCACCAATGTTTCCTTGTCAGTCACAAAGATCTTCCGGCCATTCTGTTCAACGATGCTCTTTTGAAAACGAAACTTCAATCTCTCTTTCAGTATGTCGCTCAGGTCCATCGTTCGAGCCACCAGCATAGACCGATTGAATACTACGTCCAACCATTCTTGAACGGTATCGTGCATTGCAGAACCAAAGATGTTGTGAATGGTATCCTCTGATTTGGCTAGTTTATCAACCGCTGATAACTTCCACTCCAATGGGCATGCACGCCACATATTATACTGTGAATGAGATACAACCTTTTTCCGCACTTTGACTTTCACCATTATAACTCAAAAAACTCCCTAGACTTCTTTAGTTGACCAATCTTTTGTTCGTTACGTCTGACACTCTTGTTAGCTACGTTTGTAGCGTCTGGATTGTAATATGGTTGAGAGCAAAAACTCCATTTACCCGTATCCAAGTCTTGGATTTTCCACTCCAAGGCATTGTGTTTTGGATAGTCCTTACCCGACCACGCAACTGTCGATTCTACTAACAGCCGTCTCCGCTCTCGTTTGTCGCAAAGAAAATAGACATATCTAAATTGCTTTCCGCGAATGTGACTCCAACCAAACTCTTTCAACTGCGGTCTAGTTGGGCGGTGTCCATAAGATACGCCTTCCTTTTTCTTTTGAATTTTATTTGTGATACCTTGAGACGTGCGAGGGTGAACCTTCTCGCCGTTCGCCGTCAAGTATAAATCTGTCCAGATGAAACCGCCGTATTGAAAGTTAGCACCTTGATATACATACCCAGGCTTTCCGAGCACGCCGTCCGCCCAAGTGAATAATAGTTTCTTATCTGTGTTTTCTTTGAGCCATCTAATAGTTCGACTGAGAAACACTGACTCTGAATTGGTGGGCATCTTCTCTGCCATACACATCTTACCAATTTCATAGTAGTCAGCCGGCCCAAGGGAAGGGAACAACCTTCTTATGGTATGAAGTGGGCGAACTCCCCAACCCAGCGTCAAAACTCCAACCAATTCGCCGTCAAGAAACCCACCAAGGTAAACCTCAGTGAGTCGTGGCATCACTTTTGAATAGTGAAAGTCAAATATAAGTGATAATGCTTCTAGCTTATCAATCTTCCTGACTTGGAGTTTCGTTATTTCCATTCTCTATCACTTCCCATGCTGGCACCCATTCTGAATAGTACGTAACGTCACGCCCAAGCTGTCGTAATGCTTGAGCAAGCTTAGGCGGAACCTCTTCAGGTTGTAATGCCGGCTGTCCGTCTGGTCCTTTGAAGGCCTTACCATTGATTTGACCTTCCCATATAACTTTCTTTGATTTGTCTCTAACGGTAAGATAATACGAGATAAACTCAACCCTTCCTACCCCTATTTTAACTTGTGGATTCAATTCTTTCATAATCATCCTCAAATCTTATCACATCATCAAGGTCTGATGTGGATACTTCAACCAACTCTGTATCCTCGACTGCTTCAAACCGATGTATCGTGTTGGGGCCAATGTGAGAGGTATCGCCAGGACGCATCTCTCGGATTGTATCACCATGCCGTAGTTGCATGACACCGCTAAGAATGTAAATGGTCTCTGACTTTCGTTCGTGTTTTTGGAGACTTAGCCGGTGTCCCTTTTTGATATAGATCATCTTGGCAACGTAAGAAGGTTCCTGCGCCCAGATTAATTCATGTCCCCACGGCTTTTCTATTTTGTGTGGCATCACGGCCTACCTTTCTTTGTGCCATCCTCATTTAAAGTGTTTGCAAAAATACCAGATGTGTAGTCAGGCATATCAGAATATACCCAATACCCATCCCAAATAGTTTCCCAAAATCGCCAAGTATGGCGAAACCAAATCCACTTTTTCTCAACCGTTTGAACGGAATGCCAAGCGAACCAACGCTCCCATCCTATAGGTTTCATTCCTTATTACTCGGTTCTGGATCCACCATAGGATTAATATTAAAATGATATTCAATCAAATCTCTTACCTGCGCTGCATCATCGACTGCGTTGTGTGTTACCACGTCTGCTAAACCAGCCCGTTCCAAACAGGTAGCCTGGGAGGGTGGAATTTCATCCCCAACTTTCATATATAAGATGGCCGGGTCTAGGACACGGCGGAAGAATTGTCGGGCGACTTGAGGGGCAGCTGCTTCAATAAACGGTAAGTCAAATCCTGAAAAGTTTTTTCCAGCAGCGATTATTCCATGTGGGTTTTGCAAACCACATTTGAATTTCCGCAACCACTCATAAAAATCATCCCAAGCATATTCTGGAGTGTGGCCTTCTTTTGTCATATCCTTAAGAAGGCGCTGGTTCATATTGAGTGCAAACGGACTGCCATGTAATTCATCATACATGAGAATTATATGGAATCTACCTAGTTCGTCACCACCAAGTTCTTGAGCGACTGCACCAATCTCCAAGACTTGACAGGTCTCAGGATTAAGGCCTGTTGTTTCTAAATCTACACTAACATATTTCATCTTACAACCTTCTTTATCTTACGGGGTTCTGTGCCATACATTTCAAGAATTTCTTTAAGACGTGCTTTCCCTTCTGGTGTCGCCATGAATAGATCAATGTAATCCGTGGCTTCTAATTGACTCACTTCGAAGTGAAAGGCTATTAACCTCACCACCCATTCCTCATGCTTCGGTTCTACCTTTGGTTTGATATACTTGTTCCACTGCTTACCCAACGGTAAACATTGACTATAAAACAAATACGACTCACGGTTTTTCACAATCTCCCAATACTTTTGAAACGCATTTACTATCTCAACGAAATCTATATTCATACTGACCAAACGGTTGATCATATAGATGCTGTATGTCTTGCGATCTTCTACACTGAGTTCATCATAATAATCTGCGGATTGGTCAGTATAGATGGCGTTGAGGTGATTGAATAGACTCTTACGCTTCATGATCGTTATCAGTGATGACAATGGTTTGTCTCAAGTGATGACGCTGCCGAACCTTCCAGTTCTCAGGTCTGCCTGACTCTCCCCATTCAGTAGTCCCACAATCACAGTATGCAAACGGTTCCTCTTCTTCGAAGATGAACGATTGTTTACACTCGTTACATTTTGGCCAATCAAATCTTAACATACCGAATGTCCTCGCGTAACTTTTGTTCCATTCCTCTTCATCCTGAATGTGACGTTGTAGGTCTCCCTTACCCGCATCACTCGTCATGACCTATCGGACCACCTATTTGCCATGCAATAGCATCAAAATCGAACGACGACATTGGATGACCGAACCTATCTTTGCCAGAATGACTTTCATCTCTTTTAGCTAAATTGCGAAATAAATCATCCAACTCTGGCATTTCTTCATTGAACTTACATTCAATATTCGGATGGAAATTTCCATCACCATCTACATAGAAGGCTACCTCTCGGCTCCTACCTATATTAGCCATCCAGTTCCAATGATCAAACATAGTTCGGAGAGCTAACCCTTGTGGAATAGTTACGTCCATCGTAATCGTCATTTTGACCTTCTTCATTGTGTCAATCGACATAATTTATTCTCCGTTATCGCCTTCATCATCACCATCAAAATCACCAGGCAACTCTGGTGGCGTAGGAAGGACTGCGTGCATACCATCTAATTTACTTCCTTCAATGACGTTTGCATCGTTCGCCTCTTGTTCTACAGGCGTGCCTTCGTCCTTTTTCTCACCATCGGACTTGAACCATCCGCCCATCCCCTGAATGAATCTCTCGTTGACGTGCCCACAAGAGTTACATGCATACACCTGCATAGGAATGAATGCTTCCTTGCCCGTGGGAGAAATGAGTGATGGCATTCTCTTCATCAAAACCACTGCTGTAAACGTGAAGTTGCCACACTCTTCGCAAACAACATCGTCCAATTCGCCTGGCTTGATATTCATTTGTGCAGCCGGCTGTGGTGGCGTCGCTGGGCCCATTCCCGGCGGCGTAATTATACCATTTGACATATTTATCTCCTCTCCTCTTTTCTATCTACTGATTCCATAGCGGCAACAGCTAATGCTGCTACCTTTACCATGTTGAAACGGAACGTTCTTGAGTCAATTGGATGCTTTTCACAACAATTAAATGCTTTTCCATTCCAACAAGTGATGAACGCAATCCAATCATTCGGCTCATGTTGGTCATCGTGTTCTGGACCACCCCACTTCTCATCTTGGTATATTCGTTCGGCTTCAATTTCAGCTAATATTCTATTGTTCATTCTTGTCTCCTTCTTTAACTCGTTCTATTCTGCATACCACTCTTGTCATTACAAATCCAATATCCTTTTTAGCCTGCTCAGCATATGATGTATCAACTATTCTCCATTTGCGAGCGAAACTCTTGTCAACTATACGTTTGGAAATATACTTTAGGGCTCGACGTTGAAAAATAAAGCTCTTAATAGCAACCCATTGCCCAAACGAACCAGCCCACCACTGGACTTGATATTTACCCATTACTCTTTGCGCCGATCGGGGTATAATCTTCACTAGCAATACGTCTCAATTGTGAAGCACGAAGATGTGCGTCGGCGGCCCACTTTACAGAATCCATTACTATTGTATCTGGTTCTCTGGGCGCCAATAATTCAGCTGCTGCTAAGAGTATATCGTATATTGATTCCATTATATCCTCACTGTAATTTCCAATGTTTTTTAATATAGTTAGATGCTAGCGGAGTCAACTGATAGAGAGGATCAAACACTGTTCTCTTACTAACCACCTCTTCCAAATAAAGAATCCCGCTTGTTCTTCCATGAAGTTCCTTCAAAATAGGATATATTCTTCTGCGATTATCAGGGTTTCTATTAATCCAAATCTCATGAAGAACTTCCCAATCGTTAGAACGACTTTTTCTTATACGCCATAGACTCCATATGGTTAATGAGTGTTGCCACCACTGGAAGTATTTACCCATCGACTAACCTCAATATGTTAACGAGTGTCGCCATCATTGCAATTTCGTGGTCAACTACATGCACATCAGTAGATTGTCCTTCGGCAATTACAAGGATAGCGGCCGAAATATTGTTGGGACACACTTCATTCACTCTATCGAACAGTAAACGATAAAGTGGGGCGAAATCACGGACTCTAACATCTGCAATCACTTGTCTTATCTCTTGGAATTTCTTTTTAGGAGGCTGCTTGCTAGTCAAGACCTGCATAACCTTCGTCTTGTAATCACTCTCCGCAATTTCCCTTGCCTCCACCTTAAGATTGCCATCGATCGAATGGTTCTGTGCATCGTTGATTATCTGTCTCAAATCTGGATAGTGAGCGTCAACCAGTAACTTCAAATCAGCCGGTTTGAATGTGACGCCTTCTTTCTGCAAGATTCCAGCAACATGGACGGCAGCGTCCTTCCTAGACGGCGGAATGATTTCAAACTGTTGACATCGACTCTGAATCGGTTCAATGATTCTCTCCCTATAATTGGCGGTGAGAATGAACCGACACGTTGCACTGAATGCCTCCATCAAATTCCGAAGAGCTGCCTGCCCTTGTGGAGTCACGAAGTCGGCTTCATCTAACACAGCCACATTCAAATCACTGAATCCTATAGATGCAGCAAATCCCTTTAACTTGTTTCGAATGGTGTCTACACTGTTCTCGTCTGAAGCGTTGATAAAGAGATAGTCACACTCAATATTCTTGACGATGATTTTCGCTGCAGTTGTCTTACCCGTTCCGGCCGGTCCAAATAATAACATATGCGGAATGTCACCAGATTCAAGCCATCGTTCGAGCTTCTCTACAAAATGCTTGTTGCCAATGTAACCGTCTAGTGTATCTGGTCGATACCGCTCTACCCATAAATAATGCTCTTTATTTGGCTTCATTATATAACCATTTTTTTTGATTTTCTAACCAAGGAATCATACGTAAATTTGATATATGACCTATTTTTTCTGACAAAATGTTGTTCTGAAACCCATACCAAACCGAAGTAATATGATCTAAATGATATGCTCCACGAACACCAGCTACGCCTCTCTTATCAAAATTCTCTAATAAATGAATAGGTTGATTTCTTGTAACTTTATCAACTTGATTTCTATATTTTGCAAACGCAGGAGGATTTGCTCCGCGATTTCTCCACCAGATAGTTTGTGTTCTTGCCATCTTTTTTTTGGTTAATTCAGAATGAGCTTTACCTAGCATACCACCTATACCATACATCGGATTTCCCTTTCCACTGAACCTTTTACTATGTTCAACTTTCATCTTATCAGAATGTTTTCTTCCATAAAAATTATTTCCATTTCCAGAAAACCTACACGGCTTACACCACGAGCCTGCTTTACTCAATTTTCTAGCATTGTAGCCCTTTGTGTGACGAATAATTTTCCCGCATTCAGGACAGTTCCTTTCCCACCACACTACCCCATCAACCTCAACTCTTTTTGGTTCCATAATAGCTACCTCCTACTATAAGTAGCTATCAAATACTTCTCAACCCACAAGTAGTGTTCTCTTGGTCACCGTCCAACCTCTCCTAGATAAATCTCTTTTGCTTCCTCCCACGACAAATCTATCATATCATTGTAATACAAAATCTCTGGCTTGATTCGACCATCTGTGCGAAGTCTGACATATCTTCTAATCGCTTTCTTTCTCCACCAATCCACCACCTCATCCCTATCTTTTGCCACTCTAGGCGTCAATACTAATTCGTCTCCACCAACCTCACCACAAAGGAACTCCCTTGTGTTAGTGTATAGAGGAGCGTAGAATACACCGCGACCAAATCCGTGAGTATATCGTGATGCTTTGAGACTCGCATGCTTAAAAATCAAGTCCAAGATTTTCTGCTTAATGCCAGTGACAGGCCCTACTATCCCTTCCTTCTCGGTGGCATCTTTGTATTGTTTGGGGTGATGTTCTTTCAACCAATGATGCCATATTTTATATACATCATCGTCTGGTTTGAGGAAAATCTTACCTTTGGTTTCTCCCAAGGTTTTCCAGTATGGAATACCATTATACATTGATTGCTTACCATACAGGCTGGTGGTGGAAAGTCCCACCAATGGATTTCCCGTTACTCTCTCCCATGCATCCCTCACTTCTCTTGTGGTGAGCAGTGCTGCAATCAACTTACCACCTAGGATATTGTATCCTGCGGGTTGCGTGGGAACGATGCATGTTCCTATCGCGGAACATTTTAGCTTACCACCATCCAACTTGTTCTCCATCGTCCACCCAATCCACTTATCGCGGGCGGTCATTGCTATAACATCGCTAGAGATTGATGCGAGGCCAAGATACTGTCCAGTCACGTCATCAGTGATCAAAAACTTGAGCACTCGGCCTGGATTCTGATCAAACTTCATAGAACTAACGAAAACTCTGAGCATGAGCCAGTCGTCCAACAAACTTCCGTTTTTTTCGGGATCTATATAAGTGATTACAGGCTCCAACGCCTCAATTTCTTTTACTGTTCCCAACAAGTCTTGTAAGTCTGTCGGTGTCCAAATTTTGGCCTTGACTACTTCGGAACGATTGCGGAATCTCTGGAAGTCTTGAACCTCTTTCCACTTTTTGTAAAGTGTGTGTTCATAAACGTCCTGCTTCTTCAACATTTCCATGTTGTCACGCAATTGTTCACGCAACGTGTCAACTGTAGTCGGCTCTATGTCAAAGAACCGGCTAGGAAGAAACTCATTCATCGTCTGGTAATAACTTCCCCAATTCGTCAGCCGCTTTCTCTGCTTGTGGACCTGTATAAAATGCTGACAAAACAGCTTTATCATAATCTACATCAATGTGTTCCTTGGTCTCAACATTTAACCAAGCAGCAGTCAAACTGATGCCATTCATCCACAGCATCCATTTGCTAATGTCACATTTAATAGTGCCTAACTTTTTGGTCTTTGCAACGATTGGAATGCTCTTGAGATACAGATCGATCTCGGGCAAATCTTTGTCTGACATTAGCTCTTCGTTTGTATTTCTACCAGATAGTAGTCCACTTCAAATCCATCAAGATCGAACGTGGCATAAGCCAGTCCCTTAGACGATACTTTGAGCACTCCACCACGTGCTTCCTTATTTGCCATAAGGATTTCTTTCAGATAACGAGCGGAAAAATTGATTGGTCGATCCAACCCATCACCTTTGGCAAGTTCTACCTTGAAGGCGATACGATTGGTATTAGCCTTGGCGGAATAACCTAGAATGATATGCGTTCCTTGTTTATCCGTAAGAACCGTGAACGTCTCAACATCTGGTAAGGCATTTTTACCCTTGACGAACGTGTTGAGGAACTTTTCATCCAAAGTCACCTCCACGTCAAACTCTGGCAACTGCTTCAAGTCCGGCACGTCTGGAATGACTTCCCGTTTGGAAAGAACGAATGCCGGGAGTGTCACGAATGCGGGAAGACAGTTGAATGGGTAACAAACGGCCGTATAATCCGAACGACCAGTGATTGCCAGTATCCCGACGGTTATCCGGATATGGTAATGGAGTTGAACGTCCCAAGCGGAAAAATGGTGGTCGCCAACGATCTGCGTGATGGTTTCAGGATACTTGGAGACTACGACGTTAACAAAACTATAGGAATTGCCGCCACTGTGACGAAGTATGCATCTGTTGGCTTGGCTTACTCCTTTGTTGGCAATACATGCCCGAGTGTCTGGCGCTGCACTAAAGAAGCTGATCGGTTTGCGTTGGGCTGCGAGGAATACGACGAAGAAACCGACAAACCCATTCCCATCAACAAGGCTTGGGAGACGGTAGCCGGGGTTTGCACTGACCTTTGGTGGTACAGCATCGCTGACTATGACGA